TATACTATTCTATTTAGTAATAAATGTATTGTATCTATTTATAGTGTATTACAATGAATACAAATTATTAATATATGTATAAATAATTTAATATATGTATTAATAATTTAAAATAATTTAAAATAATTTAAAATAATTAATTATATTTGTAATTATTAATTATATTTGTAAAATATATAAAATAGGGGGGTATACCCCAAAAAAATTACACCCCCCCCCCTTATCACGTCGGTCTTCGGAATTTCTCCGGAGGGATATTTCTCAAAACTTTTCTTTAGTTAGGAGGGTGTTTTCTAGCACCTTTCTGTTCTGAGTTTCGAGTTGCCTCCTTTGCTCATTTTCTTGCCATAATAAAGCCTAGGATACACCCTTCAAACTAAGGAAAAGTTAATAGCAACAATATTTAAGGCAGGAGCAACTATGACAAACTATGATGAATCTTTAGAGAACACAATCCCAACTCCGATACTTTCGGATTCGGCTAGGGAAAATAGGGTCATTGCAGCGGCTTTCAACCTAGCTGAGAAGCAAATTCTAGAGGGAACAGCTTCAGCAATGGTCTTAACACATTTTTTAAAGCTCGGTTCCGAGAAAGAAAAGCTAGAAAGACAGAAACTTGAAAGCGAAAACGAGCTTTTGCGTAAAAAAGCCGAGGCGTATGATCAGGCTATGCTACGTAACAAAGATTATAAGGTCGTTATAGAGGCCTTAAGAGAATACAACGGATTAAGTACAGAAGATGAACAAAACGTATTCCCAATTAATTAGTATTGATGATTACATTGGCCGTTATGAGTATTTAAAAGAGCATTCTTTTGTTGGAGAAGAGACTTTTGGTTCTAGACGATATCTAAATCAGATATTATACAACACTACCCAATGGAAAACAGCAAGAGGAAAAGCTATAATACGCGATTCTCTCGGCGGCGACTATTGTTTAGACATGGCTATGCCAGGAAAAGAGATTAGAGGAATGATTATAGTTCATCATATAAATCCAATAACCGTAGAGGATATTCTTCAACGAAACCCAATGGTTTTCGACCTTGAAAATTTAGTTTGCGTAAGTCCGAATACGCACAAAGCCATTCATTATGGTGATTCAAATCTTTTAATTCCAGAGATGATAATCAGAACGCCAAACGACACAATACCTTGGAGGCAATGATGATAGATAGTATCTTAGATTCTGTTAAAAACGATATCGGAGGTGGATCGATGCATAGCCACTTCGACGATACATTAATAAATTGCATAAATGCTGTCTTTGTAGATTTGCGACAGATAGGCGTCGGTCCGCCAAACGGTTTCATGATAACTGGTTCAACGGAAACATGGTCTGATTATCTTGGAAACGACCTAATAATGTTGGGATCCGTTCCAGAGTTAGTTTCTATAAAAGCAAGGTTACTATTTGATCCTCCTTCTGGATCTGTTGCCACAGAGCTTAATAACAGAAAAGACGAAATGACTTGGCGGTTGGCAGCATATACTGACACAAATATTTAACCGTGTCAAAAACTAAAGAAAGGAGGTTGCAAAATGAAAGAGATAGTCCTTACTATAGTTCTTACTCTGTTTGCGTCATCAGGATTTTGGACGTTTGTTCTGAATGTGATAACCAGTAAGCAACGAAATGACTCAGCTGAGCGAAGAATGATGCTCGGTTTAGGTTACGCTAAAATTCATGATCTATGTACAAGCTATATAGAACGCGGATATATTACAAGTGATGAATACAAAGATTTAGAAAAGTATTTGTATTCTCCGTATAGTGATATGGGCGGAAATGGAACATGCGAACGGTTGATGAAGGAAGTAAATAAACTTCCAATAAAAGAAAATTAAGGAGGAAATATGGGAGAATTTGTAACTAATATTATTTGTGCGATTATTTGCGGTCTTATTGCTTGGCTGGTAAAGACTACCGTTCCGCTTATTAAAGCTAAATTGGAATCAACTCGCTATTCGTGGGCTGCTGATATTATCGAATACACTGTAAGAGCTTATGAGCAGATGACAGAAGGCAGCGGCCAAGGTGATGAAAAATTTAGATTGGTTATGGAAGCAGTTCAATCTGATCTTGCTAAATACGGAATCCATCTTACCAATGTGCAGATAGCAACTATTATTGAAGCTGCCGTCCAGACCATGAATGCAGAGCAGCTTGTTATTACGGCCAATGAACCGACAGAAGGTGAGCATCAGGATGAATGAACACAATCGGGACGTATGCGCCAGAATGATTCGAGGTGCTGAGACAGGTGGTCAAGTCTATGGAGCTGGTAGATGGGGTGACGTCAAGAAACCAGAGATTGGGTTGGAAGTCACTCTTACGTTGGGCTCTTACCAATTCTATGGAAACGAGGGACGCCAACTTCTCAAGATGATTTTCGAATGGGTTGACACCCATAAACTGAAACTCAGTAATTATGATGATTTAAGAAACTATACATGTTTCGATTGGGTTTCTGAAGAATGGAATCCTGGACCGATTACTCGGCATCTTATTTCTGATCTCATCTCATCGGATCTTGGTCGTCAAAAGCAGACTGAGTTGTTTTGCGATATTCAATTACCTGCTTACATCAAGCGCGCTGAAGAGTTTGGTGTACATGACGATCCCGCCCAAATGATGTGGGTGGAGATCGAGCATGTAGGCGGAACTAAAGCCGCTAAACGTATATTTAGAAGATGCGACGGCAATTACTCTTTAGATAAGATCATGTGGTCTTTGAAGCAGGATCAGGCAGATCATTCTTCAGAGAATCAGGCTGGTGATGATCTCTATTGGAGCAGACATGTGTTCTGTAGAGAATGCATAGAAAAGTATGCTGATCTGGATACAGATGCGGTATACATACGAGTGGAGGGATAACATGGTAATTATCGGAAGCGCAAGACACGATGAGAATTTTAGCTACTCCGATGGTCGTGCGGGCGATCAAATTGGAAGCGAATTAGAAACACAGGAGTGGTATCCGCATCCAAAGGGTTGGAGAGTTCTTCGTTGTAAGGATTCTGTAAAGGCCGAGAAGATAGCAGCTGACATGCAGTATGCCTGTGCCAATCCACATATAGGCTACGACCAAAATGAGAATTATTCTCTTTGGGACGTTGTAAAGCATCTTGGCTTTGACTGTCGGTTAGTCGATACTAACTGCGAGACAGATTGCGCTAGACTCGTGCGTGTCTGCTGTGCTTATGCAGGTATCATGGCAGAGGATTTCTATACGGGAAACGAGGCACATTACCTGCTTGAGACAGGGGAGTTTGATGAGATTCCTCTGGCCGCCAATAACCCAGATCTACTTCGCAGAGGTGACATCCTCGTTACCAAGACGAAGGGCCATACTGTGGTTGTTGTGCAGAATACGAAGCCCACTGTCTTGGATGAAGATTATGTCGGATTTGATGGTGTTTTTGTTAGAGTTGAATAATGAGTTACGAAGACTATTTAGCCCACCATGGAATACTAGGCCAGAAGTGGGGAATCAGACGGTATCAGAAAAAAGATGGTAAAAGAACACCTGCCGGAAAGAAACGAGAATTAGAAAATCGAAAAGTGATTACGAAAAACGGTGAAACTTTATTTTTAACAGAAGATAAGAAAACCAAGCTCGCTTCTTTTTTGGCGTCAACATCTAAAAAGAATGGACACACCTATTTGCATAATTACGAAACAGGAGAAACTCAGAAAGTCTACGTAACCAAAGATGTTGTTAAACAGGCAAAACAGGCACGTAAAGCAGCAAAGCAGCAAATGAAAGCTGACTATAAGCAGGTGAAAAAAGACTATAAAGCGGATAAAGGAAAAGCACTATATCAGAGCGGCAAAACCATAGGAAGTAACAATGACTTGATTTCTAAGATAGGTAGTGTTTCTGCCGGTGCAATACTCGCTAGTAAGTATTTATCAGATTCCGGATATGGAGATTTAGCGAAATACAGTTTTTATGCTGGCGCTGGTTTGGCCGCTGTTAGCGGAATTCTAGGTGTAAAGGCTGGTGTCGAGAACAACCAGATTAGAGCTTATTACAGTCATTCTAGACCTGCTCGTAATTAAAAGGAGAAAATCAAAATGGCAGTAACTTACGTTTTTAAAACAATTAGAAAAGGATCAACTGGCGGTCATGTTAGAACTGTTCAGGCTATCTTGTCACAAAGAGGTTTTAAAGGAATCGACGGAAAGGATTTAAAACCAGACGGTGAAGCAGGAGATAATACAATGTATGCTATAAAATGCTACATTGAGGCTCGCAAAGCACAGGGCGCCGATCTCGGATCTACTGATGCATGGGGTCCAAGATGTTACGCCGATCAGAATTGGCCTACGGCATAAGGTGACGTAATGCTATCTAATACCGCGACACCTAAATATTACGGTCGATTTAGAGACGCGGTTATTCGTGGGGAAATACCAGTATGTAAGACCATCTCGATGGAGATGAATCGTATAGATAGTCTAATTAGTAACCCAAACGTTTGGTACGATGACCAAGCCGTCGAAGGATGGATAAAATTCTGTGAAAGAGAATTAACACTTACGGACGGAAGCGATCTTCATCTCTTAGACACATTTAAGTTATGGGGGGAACAAGTATACGGATGGTATTACTTTATTGAAAGACAGGTATACGAACCCAATCCAGACGGACATGGAGGAAGATATGTAAATCGCGTCATAAAAAAAAGACTGATAAATAAACAGTATCTTATAGTTGCCCGTGGAGCAGCCAAATCGATGTATGATTCTTGTATACAGAGTCACCCACTGATAGCAAAACCTGAAACAACACACCAGGTTACTACCGCTCCAACGATGAAGCAATCCGAAGAGGTTTTGTCCCCTATAAGAACTGCTATAACAAGAGCCAGAGGACCGTTAATAGACTTTTTAACAGAAGGCTCTTTACAAAATACTACCGGATCAAAAGCTAATAGAGTGAAGCTTGCCTCTACAAAGAAGGGCATAGAGAATTTTATGACGTCTTCTTTATTAGAGGTTAGACCTATGACTATTGATAAGCTTCAGGGGTTAAGACCTAAGATTACGACAATAGACGAATGGCTTTCTGGAGATACTAAAGAAGACGTTGTAACTGCTATAGAACAGGGAGCGTCCAAAATGGACGACTGGTTAATAGTTCTTAGTAGTTCTGAAGGTTGTGTAAGGAATGCGGTTGGCGACACAATCAAAATGGAGTTGATGAGTATTCTTAAGGGAGAATACGTTAATCCTCATGTGTCAATATGGTACTACCAGCTTGATGATATTAAAGAAGTTGGTAATCCAGCCATGTGGTTAAAAGCCAATCCTAATCTTGGAAAGACTGTAACATATGAAACTTATCAACTTGACGTAGAAAGAGCTGAACGCGCTCCAGCTGCTAGAAACGATATTTTAGCTAAAAGATTCGGAATCCCTACAGAGGGATATACTCTTTACTTTTCTTATGAAGAAACACTTCCGCATAGGCATCGAGAATTTTGGCAGATGCCGTGTGCTCTTGGCGCCGATCTATCTCAAGGTAATGATTTCTGTGCTTTTACTTTCCTGTTTCCATTATCTAATGGCTGTTTTGGAATAAAGGCTAGGAGCTATATTTCTTCTACGACAATGCGGATGCTTCAACCGGCCATGAGAAACAAATACGAAGAATTTCTTGCTGAAGGAAGTTTGATCGTATTAGAAGGAACCGTTTTAGACATGGATGAAGTATACGACGATTTGTCTAAACATATAGAAGAAAAGATGATGTATGACGTTCGGTGCCTTGGTTACGATCCTTATAATGCTAAGGAATTCGTAGAGAGATGGGCTAGAGAAAACGGTCCTTTTGGCATAGAAAAAGTACATCAGGGGGTTAGAACAGAATCTGTTCCTTTGGGTGAAATAAAAAAGCTCTCTGAAAACAGGATGCTCTTATTTGACGAATCCATCATGAACTTTACAATGGGTAACGCAATGGTCATTATCGACACTAATGGTGGAATGAAGTTACTTAAGCGCAGACACGAAGCCAAGATCGATAATGTATCCGCGCTTATGGATGCGTGGGTTGCTTATAAAGCGAATAAGGATGCATTTGAATGATTAGTTAAAAAGAGGAAGAAACATGAGTTATTACAATTATTTAGCCCACCATGGCGTGAAAGGTCAAAAGTGGGGTGTACGCAAATGGCAGAACCAAGACGGCAGTCTTACACCAGCCGGTGCTAAGCATTATGGATATGGTAACGGACAAATTCGTAAACCGGAAAGTGCGCTTAGTAGACTGCATCGTCATATGGCTAATGCTAGAGAGGAAAGACGAACACGAAATGACGTTTACCGATCGTTTTCAGACGCTTCTCAGGCAACATATGCTGGCTCTAGAAACATGTCGAGAATAAGTAATCTTGAAAAGAAGCAAGCGAAACTAAACGCTAAAGAAAAGAGTTCGTCGTTTAATGAATGGCGTAAGCAGAGAGTAAACAGTAAGATTGAAAAAAATAAAGAAGAGCTAGATCGAAACAAAAAACTGTATGAGTATTCTGTGAATAAACTCGATCCGGCTATAACTAAATACGGTAAACAAAAGGTTGATCGTTGGTTATCGGACGCCGCTGTTAATTCGTCTTATCAGGAATTCTATAACGGAGAATATTATTATCGGTATCTAGATCAAAACCTATTGTCCCGTAACATGACCATCGCTGCTGATATGTCGAATAAGGCTAATTCTAAGCGCACATGATAGAGGAATGCAAATGAGTTACGAAGACTATTTAGCCCATCATGGCATAAAAGGTATGCGGTGGGGCGAAATGCATGGTCCGCCGTATCCATTGAATCAACAAGCACATAATCGCGTTCTTAGAGAAGGCAATAAGCCGTATGTACGACCAGGCACTCACGACGTGGGTCCAAACCACAATCGCTATTCTAAAAGACGAAGTTTAAATCCCATTTCTAACGTTTCAAACTCTGTTTCGCACGTAAAGAAAACGTTAAGTGAATACGGTTCAGCGAAAGTTTCAGATTTGAATTATAGATTCAAAATGCTTACCAAAAGGGGTCGAGATAGCGTTGATCGTTATCTTGATGCTGGCGTTGATTTATCTAGAATTCAGTCTAATGACACTTTTGAGAAATTTGCTTTCTATGCAACACACAACAAGCATGACCAGAATGAGTACGCTGGTTTGTTTGGAAAGAACTTGAAATCTCGCGCTCAAGCAGCGGCAAGAGAAGCAGAAAGAAGAGCAAAAAAGACCCGTAGAGAAGAAGACATTGCGGAAGCTAAGCGATTGAGAGAGGAAGCCGATGGTATGAACATTCATCGTTTGCATATTTCCAGCAATCAGCGATTAAACATTCCGTCAACGAAAAATGCTACTGATGCCGCTATTCATTTGATGAAGGATAAGGAATTTAGAGACGATCTAAAATATTCTATTAATGATGCTGCTACTAAGATGAAGAGACCTAGTCAGCAGTTACTATTCAATCAGGCTAAAAGAATAGTCAACAAGGATCCGTCTAGAATGAGCGACAGTGAAAAGGAAACGTTGTATAAAGCCTTGAATCTATCATTGACTTTCCATGATGAGAAACAGGTAAGAATGCAGGGCAAATATTACGGAGAACTTAAGAAACGAGGTTATAGTGCAATAGCTGATCTTAACGACCGAGACTTTAGTAGCTATCACGCTAAAGATCCAGTCATAGTATTCGACACGGATAAGGTTGCTCTTCAGTCTGTTACCAAAATGGACGATAAACAAATTGATAAACTGTACAAGAGATACAATGCTGAACGAATCGTTAAAGAATCTGTTGAGCAAACTTTAGGAACGTTAACCAAGGTTGGCGATTACTCTATTAGTGAAACAAGAGACAGTATTCGTGATGCCATTAACGATTACACATCTTCTGGCAGTGGTAGTCGAAGACGCAATAGAAATGTTGCATATTCAGGAGGTTAAAATGAGTTACGAAGACTATTTAGCCCACCACGGAATACTTGGTCAGAAGTGGGGGGTCAGAAGGTATCAACTTGCCAACGGGACTAGAACAGCACTTGGCAAAGCAAGAGAACGAGCAGGAAAAGAAGCTGATATTTGGTTATCTCCTGGAGAAGGCGGTAAGAAAAAGGGCGGCGGACAAGCTAAGGGCGTAAAAGTGATGAACAATACACGGAACGCAGTTAACGACGCTGGTCGTTTTGCAAATCAAATGTCTTATATGAATAAACGCAAGAAGACATACGACGTAAGCGAATTATCTGACGCTGAACTTCGCCAAGTTATTAACAGAATGCAGTTGGAAAGGCAGTATAAGAATCTATCTAATGAAGAAATAAACGACGGTTGGGAACGAGCGTCTACAATTCTAGCTGCCGTTGGTAGTTTAGCAGCTGTGGCTGTGAGTATGACCGATATAGCAAGCACTATATATTCTGTGAAGAAAGCTAATCCTAAATCTGTACCGGTTCCCGGCTTTATTTCTGGATTAGTGACTTAAAGGAGAAATAAAATGGGTTTTTTTAACAGATTAGCTCATGGCTGGAACGCGTTTATGGGTAGAGATCCGACGAATTTAGGTCCTGCTTATTCGTCTCCACCGGATAGACCACGATATTCTAGGAACGGGGAACGGTCTATAGTAGCGTCTATTTATACTAGAATTTCAATAGATGTTGCTGCTGTTGATATTCGACACGTATTGTTAGACGACAAGGATCGATACGCATCAACAAAGAAATCTGGATTACAAGAGTGTTTGTCTGTGGAGGCCAACATTGATCAAACTGGAAGAGCGTTTATACAATCGTTAGTTATGAATCTTCTTGACGAAGGCGTTATAGCTGCTGTTCCAATAGAGGTGATAAATGGCGATATTAAATCTATGAGAGTAGCCAAAGTAGTTGAATATTATCCTAGACACGTTAGATTAAGGCTTTATAACGATCATACTGGGCACCATGAGGAAATCATTCTTCCGAAAGAGCGGGTAGCAATCATTGAGAATCCATTATACGCGGTAATGAATGAGTATAATTCCACTTTACAGCGTCTAATCAGGAAACTCAATATGCTGGATGCAATTGACGAACAAGCTTCCTCTGGAAAGTTGAATCTTATTGTTCAGCTTCCGTATATAGTAAAATCCGAAGCTCGACAAAAACAAGCTGAGAAACGAAGACAGGAGATAGAAGCTCAACTAACACAATCTAAGTATGGTATAGCGTACACTGATGGTACAGAAAAAGTAACACAGCTAAATAGAGCGATTGAAAACAATCTGTTGGCTCAGATAGAGTATTATCAGAAGATGCTATACAACCAGTTAGGAGCTACTCAAGAAGTATTTGATGGAACTGCTGATGAGCAAAAGAAACTTAATTATTATAGTTTGTCTGTAGAGCCAATTCTTACAGCTATAGCCGACGAGTTTAAACGCAAATTCCTTAGCAAAACAGCCAGAACGCAAGGTCATTCTATAATGTACTTTAGAGATCAGTTCAAACTTGTTCCGATTGGAACGTTTGCTGAGATAGCGGCTAAACTTAAACAAGCTGAAATAATGAACACTAACGAGTTTAGACAGGTGCTTGGTTTAACACCGGATTCAAATCCAAGATCAGAGGAAATAGCGAATCCGAACATTAATCCTGTTGATAACACCGCCGTTTCTAATCCCACGAGCGATGCTGATGACGATTTGTTTGAAGATAACGTTCATGAGGGCATAAACGACGAATCATACACTGAAGATAATGGAGAAAATCAAAATGGCAGTAGATATTAGAGTAACAAAAGACAACTGCGATTTCTCCGGATGGGCAACAAGATACAACATCAAATGCGCTGATGGTAGAACAATCCGACCTGGGGCTTTTAAAGACTGTGATGGAGAACAAATTACAATAGTATATGGTCATAAGCATGGTCTTAATGATATTCTTGGCCACGGTCTTCTTGAAAGTCGTCCTGAAGGCATTAGACTTTATGGAAAATTCAACGACACTGAAGACGGAATTAAAGCTAAGAAATTGGTTACCAACGGAGATATTCGTTCACTTAGCATTTGGGCTAATAATCTTACTCAACGCGCCGGTGACGTGTTGCACGGCGTTATAAGAGAGGTTAGTCTTGTTATGTCTCCTGCTAATAAAGGCGCATACATTGATATGCCTGTAATTCAGCATGGCGACGACGAAGAAGTTTATGAATGCTTCATCTATTTCGATGATGCAATTGACGATCCATCTGGGTATTTAGCGCACAGCGCAACAAACAATGGAGAAGGAGGTTCTAAAAGCATGGCCAACGAAAGACCAGAAGAGAATCAGCAGGAAACACAGAACACGTCAGGTGAGAAGACGGTACGAGAGGTGTTTAACACATTAAATGAGGAGCAGAAGAAAGTTGTATACTTCCTGATCGGCAAAGCTGTAGAAGACGCAAAGGCTGGAAAGGGCGGAAGTGCTCCTGATGAAGTAGAACATGGATACTATGGAGGAGAAGACGATATGTATTATAATGCTTTCGAGCAGTCCGACGGAGTGGGCAATGACATTCTTACACATGACGCATTTATGTCTCTTCAGGAGGAATGCTTTGCTGATGCAAAGAAATATGGATCACTGAAAGAGGCTGTTATTGAACACGCTGGTGAATATGGCATCGATAACATTGATTATCTGTTTCCGGATGCTAAGACTCTTTCTGAGAAACCTGAGTTCATTTCTAGACGTAAAGAATGGGTATCAAAGGTGATCGGTAAGACCCATCATACGCCGTTCAGCAGGATTAAGACTATCTTTGCTGATATTACGGCTGATGAAGCGAGAGCTAAGGGTTACATGAAGGGTAACCGTAAGAAAGAGGAAGTGTTTAAACTTCTTAAGAGAACAACATCAGCTACAACTATTTATAAGAAGCAGAAACTTGATCGTCAGGATGCTGTCGAGATGACATTCGATCATGCGGCATGGATGAAGCAGGAAATGAGAATGATGCTCGAAGAGGAAGCTGCTAGAGCGATTCTTGTTGGTGATGGCCGTTCTGAATCAGACGAAGATAAGATCGATGAACTGTGCATCCGTCCGGTATGGAAAGACGATGATCTGTTTACTATTAAGAAAACTGTTATTCCGTCTGGTGATCAGTCAGAAGAGGATGCAATTATTGACGCCGCTGTTGAAGTTCAGGACGATTATCAGGGATCCGGAACGATTACACTGTTCATGGATACAACAACTGTAACTCGTATGCTTCTTCTTAAGGACACGATCGGACACAGAATTTACAAGAGTCTGGATGAACTGGCTACAGCAATGAGTGTAGATGAGATCGTAAAGATGCCGAAGGGTATTCTTCCGAATAATGTTTACGGTATTGGTCTTGATCTCAGTGACTACAATGTAGGTGCTGATAAAGGTGGAGAGACCAGCACGTTTGATGGTTTCGATCTTGACTTTAACCAGTATAAGTATCTTATGGAGACAATGTTCTCTGGTGCTCTGGTTACTCCGTACAGTGCGTTCGTTCTGAAGAAGAACGTATGATACTATGTCCAGATGGTTCGGTAAAGTAGGTTATGTAATGACAATCGAGACCGCTCCTGGTGTATATTTACCGAATCAGGTTGTCGAGCGAGAGTACAGTGGCGATGTAATCAAAATGAGCACTGATTGGCAAAGCCCTGCTACTCTCAACGACAATTTAAATCTCAATAAGACAATATCTATCATTGCTGATCCATTTAGTTATGAGAACTTTGCAAATATTAGATATGTAGAATACATGGGCGTCAAATGGAAAGTAAAAACTGCTGAGCCAATGTATCCTAGAATTCAATTGTCTATTGGGGGTGTGTATGTATGATACAAGGAAATCGGCTAGATTTACATAGCATCTTACAAAAAGCTTTAATTGAACTTGGCGGTGGAAAAATGAAAGACGTATATTTTCAACCACCAGAAAGTATACAGATTTCTTACCCAGCAATAATATACGAATTAAAAGGATCTACAGAGATAAGAGCAAATAACAAAGTTTATATTTTGGCTTCTAGATACGAAGTCTCTTTTATTACTAATGATCCGGACAACGACTTTGTTAAGAAATTTAGTTCTTTTTTACCGCTTTGTTCTCTTAGCAGAGAATACATATCAGGCAACTTAAATCACTATGTTTATACAGTAATTTATTAGGAGGAGAATCACATGGCTTTTAATCTTTCATGGGATGATATCGGTGAGAAAACTTATGAAGTAGGTTGCGACCGAGGTGTTTTATATCCGGTAGCTGACGATGGATCATATCCTGAAGGCTTCGCATGGAACGGTCTTACCGGTATTGACGAAAGCCCTTCCGGAGCAGAAAGCAATAAACAGTATGCTAACAACGACGTATATGCCAATATCCGAGGAACAGAGGAATATGCTGGCGCTATTAAGGCGTTTACTTACCCGCCTGCGTGGAATGAATGCGACGGGCATCCAGCAGTTGTCGCTGGGGTAATGGTAGGCCAGCAGAATCGTAGAGGTTTTGCACTCGCATATCGCACTCTCAAAGGAAATGACACCCTTGGCGTAGAGTACGGTTATATTATTCATCTTGTGTACGGAGCCACTTGCTCTCCGTCATCTAAGAGTCATAGCACAATGCAGGATTCCGTAGATCTGGAAGAGATGTCTTGGGATTTCGACACTGTACCGATTGGAATTACGTTTACCGGATCTAAACTTAAGAAGACATCTACTCTCGATATCGATTCTACACTTGTAGACGCTGATAAACTTACAGCGTTTGAGAAAATTATATACGGCGAAGGTCAGACTAAGGCTAGTCTTCCTATGCCGACAGACGTACTTGATCACTTTGCATAATTTTATGCATTAAAAGGAGGAAACATGCTTAAAAGGACCATTAAATACGTTGATCTTAACGGAGAAAACAGAGCCGACGATTTCTATTTCGATCTCAATGAGGCTGAGCTGGTTGAAATGGAATTTTCTAAGAGTGGTGGTTTGTCTTCGTTCCTTAGGGAAGTTGTGAATGCTCAGGATCTTACAACACTTTCTACGTTGCTCAAAGATCTGATAATTCGTAGCTATGGAGAGAAATCCCCAGATGGAAAATACTTTATTAAAGGCAACAATTTCGAAAAAGGTAAGCTGTTCGTTCAGTCTAGAGCGTATCCGGTTTTCTATATGCAGCTGATCACAACAGAGGGAGCTCTTGCCCAGTTTTGTAATGAACTGGTTCCGGAAACCCTATCTAAGAGAGCTGCTGATATGAAACAGGTTTTAGACGCTGAAGAGAAGACTAGAATGGAAAACGCCATTAGCTTCTCAGGAATTCCTTCGGCGGAAGAGATCAGCAGTAATTAACTCTTAGGCAAGGAGACGAGACTATGATTGAGATACGAATACCACCAGCTGAACTTTGGGATAAAGATAAACGTGAATTTTTTACTATTAAAAAGGAAGTAAAGATCGCTCTTGAACATTCTCTCGTCTCCATTTCAAAATGGGAAGCTAAATGGCACAAACCGTTCTTAGTTGCCAAACCAGAAAAAACGTTAGAAGAGACCATTTCTTATATTGAGTGCATGTCTCTTACTAAAAACATTGATCCGAGAGTGTTTTATGCGATTCCTGCTTCTGAAGTAGAAAGAGTTCAAAAATACATAAACGATCCGCAGACAGCTAGAAAGCCACCAGAACACTCACCGGAAAGAAGGAAAGAAACGATATATTCAGAAACAGTTTACTATTGGATGATCGAGTACAACATACCTAGCGAATACAGAAAATGGAATCTTAATCGTTTATTATCGTTAATTGATTATATCGGAAGAAAAAAGGCGCCGGCTAAAAAGATGAGTGCTAGTCAGAAATACAAACATTACTCTCAGCTAAATGAAGCTAGAAAAAAAGCATGGAATACTAAAGGTTAACTTATGAGTACTATAACGTTCAAGAGTAAAGGAGATTTTAGTAAAACTACTCGTTTTTTAAAAGCCATATCAACAGCTAAGTATCTTTTAAAATTAACTAGTTATGGTCAGAAAGGGGTAGAAGCCTTAAGATCTGCTACACCGGTTTATACTGGATTGACTGCTAATTCTTGGACATACAAGATTGTCAATGAAGAAAACGGCGTTTCTATCGTTTGGTATAACACCAACGTTAATGAGGGTGTAAACATAGCTCTTGTGCTAGATTTCGGACATGGGACACCTGGAGGCCATTATGTAAGAGGAAAGAGATTCATAAGCAAAGCGATCCGTCCGATATTTGATGAAATAGAAAAAGAAGTTTGGGAGGAGGTGACTAAATCATGAGTGATGCCATTGTTGATCAGCGAATAGTCCAAATGCAATTCGACAACAAGGGTTTTGAAAGAGACGTAAATTCGACTCTGAACATTCTTGATAAACTCAAACAGAGTTTAGCCTTCTCAAACGTAAAAAGTGGATTCGATAATATTCAGAGTGGCATATCAAGACTGAATTTTTCTCCAATAGACGATGGCCTTTATGGGTTGCATGAAAAGTTTGGAATGCTTGAAATGATTGGCCTTCGTGCTATGCAGAAGATCGCCGATGCCGCTATTAGTACCGGACAAAAATTAGCCAGTGCCTTGACGATAACCCCAATTAAATCTGGTTTACAAGAATATGAAACTCAGATTGGTGCTATCCAGACAATAATGGCTAATACCGAAGAAGCATTTGAGGGCGTTAGTGAACAAGAGCATCTTAATAAAGTAAACGAGGCGCTTGATGACTTAAACCATTATGCTGATAAAACGATTTATAATTTTACTGAAATGACTAATAATATAGGTCGTTTTACCGCAGCGGGTGTTGATCTAAAAACATCACAAGAATCGATCAAAGGTATTGCTAACTTAGCCGCAGTATCAGGTTCTACTTCTCAACAGGCAAGTACAGCCATGTATCAGCTGTCACAGGCTATAGCTTCTGGTACAGTAAGACTACAGGACTGGAACTCGGTTGTAAACGCATCGATGGGCGGTTCCGTATTCCAGAATGCACTTAAAGAAGCTTCAAAAGCCATGGTTGTTGCTAATGAGAAAGTACAGGCATTAGCTGCTAGCGGAAAAGACGCTAACCAAATTTCGGAAGAGACTGGGATAAGTTTAAAGAAAGTCGAAAATCTTATGAAAAATGGCTACGCTGTTAGCGCAGATCAAGCCATTGAAAAGACAGGAAACTTCAGAGAGTCATTAAGGGAAGGTTGGATGACAACCGATGTCTTGACGGATGCTCTTAGAAACTTTACATACGATTTATCCGAGATGTCAGAAGAGGAGAAAGAGTTAGCTCGTTCTACACTCGAAGCTAATGGATATACTCAAGAGCAGATAGATCACATTTTCAAAATGAGTGAGTCTGCTGTTGATGCGGCCACTAAAGTAAAGACCTTTTCTCAGTTAATAGATACTACTAAAGAAGCATTACAGTCAGGATGGACCCAAACGTGGGAATATATCATCGGCGACTTCGGTGAGGCTAAAGATCTTTGGTCAGGGATTAGTGATTATCTTAATGGCGTAATAGGAAGATCATCAGACGCAAGAAATGCGTTGTTTAAAGCATGGCATGACGATGAAAACGGACGCAAAGCTGTGCTAGATGGACTAAAGACATCTTTTAATAACATCGTAAAAGTCACAACTGAAGTAAAAAATTCTTTTAATAGCGTGTTTTCTACGTTGCCGTTGCCAACTTTGATACAAATTAGTAAAGCTTTTAAGGAATGGTCAGAAAGAATGACTCCTACCGAAAAACAGCTTGAACATATTCATGAAGTGGCTAACAATTTAGCAACACCAATACTGTTATTAAAAGATGCATTGAGTGCGTTATCATCTAACAAAGATTTTTCTACTTTAACTAAAGAAGTCACTAGCCTTGCCAGTAAAGTTATTACTTTTGGTTCTAGTGTGTTTGCTTTTGTTATGCGCTTTTTGTCGGCATCAGGAATCGTTCAAAAGACAGTAAGCGGTGTTACTAAAGCCGCTTCTTCCTTAATTAACGTGCTTAGTTCGATTTATGAGCATGGTAAAGACGTAGTATTAGCGTTTTTCGGAATCAACGAATCGTTTTTTAACACAGTAAACGCATTTAAGAAAGGACATGAGTTTGGAAAGACTTTAGATGGAGTAAAAACAAAAGTTGAGAACCTTAAAAACTCATTACAAGATTTCTTTACCCATGTAAATAATCTGATAATCAAAATAACCGGAGTTGATCTTACAAAAGTTTTTTCGTGGGATAACATCATTAGTAAAGTAAAAACATTCGGCGAGACTATACGGTCTATACCCCAAACGGTTACTGATTTTAAGAACAAAGTAACAACTAATTTCGAAGGTATAATAGCTACCATTAACAAGTTTACTGGACTTAATTTGCATATTCCGTCGTGGAAAGAAATTGAGGATGCGGTAGACTTTATTAAAACGAATTTAGCAAGCTATGGAACGGCTTTTGAAACAGCTAAAACTTCAGTTACCGGATATTTTAATGGGATATTAACGAAACTATCGCCATTAACGGATGCGTTTAATAATGCTAAAATAGCAGTTGGTAACTTTTTTACGTCACTCAAAGATGGGTCTAAAAAGAAGGACTCAGACGGCATAAGTGTACTTGATAGTATCATGAATGCCTTAAAAGTCGCTTGGGGTTTTATATTAGATGTAGGCGGAAAAATTAAAACAGCGTTAGGACAATTATGGGATACTCTTTTAAAGATAGCGTCTACCGTTAATTTCGGAGATGTTGTTAAGGGTATTCTCGGCGGTTCTACAATAATGTGGATGAACAAAACCACTGGCTTCTTCGACAATCTTCTTGGAAAACTCGATGATATGAAGAAGACCGCTAGTGGTGGTGGAATCATGGATTTCATCAACGGCATTACTGACAAGCTAAAAGGCGCTGCTGAAACGTTTAAATCAGTGTTCGAGCCGCTCGGTGATACTCTTGCTACATTCCAAGATAAGCTTAAAGCAGACATGCTTAAAAACATATCTATAGCAATCGCAATATTAGTTGGTTCTTTGGTTGTAATTTCGTTAGTTGATACGGATAAACTTGGAACGGCAATCATTGCTATTGGTGTTCTCATGGGTGAGCTTCTTGGAACGTTAGAAGGCTTTAATAAACTTGGTGGTGGATTAAATCCGAGATCGTTTAGCCAATTAACGACAAGTCTAATCAAAATGTCGGTTAGTATACTAATAATGGCTTCAGCAATGAAGAGTCTTTCCGAATTAGAACCTGACCAAATTAAAACGGGATTGGTGGCTATCGGCGCTATGCTCGTTATGCTTACCATATTTGCAAAACAGTTTAGCACTTTTGATGCCGGAGGGCTTGCCACTGTAGCAAGTTCTACTATTTCTTTGGCAATCGGTTTAAGGCTTATGGTAGGAGCAGTGGCTGGTCTCGGAGAACTGCCGGTAAAGCAATTAGAAAAAGGTTTAATCGGTGTTGCCGCTTTGTTAGCTAGTCTAGCTATATTTACAAAACTGTCATCACTTGACGGGGTTGGAGCTTTTAGTGGAGTTGGTATTATCCTAATCGCTACTGGTATTAGAATCCTTATGGGTGCTGTTGAACAATTTTCTAAGTTCTCATGGGAAGAGATAGTAAAAGGTTTGGCCGGTATTTCCGGTATTTTGTTATCGCTTGGATTGTTTACAAGAATCGGTGACTTAGATAAGATCGGACCGCTTAAAGGCGTCGGCTTGATTCTGTTTGCTAAAGCGGTTGACATGCTAGCCAGCACAATGATGCCATTGATGCGAGTCAAATGGAGCACTCTTGGAAAAGGTTTAGTCGGTATCGGTGGTTTGATGCTAGAACTTGCAGTTGCTACCAGAATGATGCCTAAGAATCTATTAGGTGTCGGTTTGGGTATGGTAGTTGCCGTAGCAGCGATAAAGATGATGACCGGAGCCTTAATGTCAATCGGAACAGGAATGGATTGGGAGCAAATAGCCAAGGGACTTGTTGCTATTGGTGGAGCCATGCTTATATTGGCCGCTGGTGCAAATGCCATGAGAGGAGCTATTACTGGAGCAGCCGCGATGGTAGTAATGTCTATGGCATTAGGCATGTTAGTACCGGTTCTTATGATATTAGGCAACATGGAATGGGAATCGATAGCTAAAGGACTTGTAGCAATAGCTGGAGTATTTGTTATTCTTGGTGTTGCTGGATACGCATTAGGACCAGTTGTAGGTGTAATATTTGCCTTAGCTGGGGCTCTGGCTGTTATTGGATTATCTACGGTTCTTGCGGGCGCAGGTTTGCTAGCCGTTGGTGCCGGTTTATCTTCTATAATAGCCGCTACTATGCTCTTAACCAAATCAGCTGATATGCTGGTTGGCTTCTTCGATTCTCTTCTTACTGGTGTTATCACATTAGGACCGAGAATGACGGAAGCATTATTTACAGCTATTAATTCGTTATTAACGGCCTTATTATCGAGCATACCGAAATTTAGTATGCTTGTCTTAGCCGGAGGAACCGCTGTATTAACTACACTGAATGCACTAATTCCTAGACTAATAGCCACTGGTATAAACCTATTATTAGCTCTTCTTACTGGTATTAGTAACAACATAGGTAAAGTTATATTCTTGGCCGCTTCTATCATGATTCAATTTTTAGAAGGATTGGCTATTACAGCTCCGTTGGTCGTTCAGGCAGGTATCGACTTTATAGTTTCAATGATTAACGGAATGGCTGAAGCTCTAATTAATAACGCGGATACTATTATTACTGCGTTAAACAACGTTATGTGGTCCATTCTGTACACATTGCTTGCCTTAATTCAAAATGCCGTTGAACAAATACCAGGAATCGGAGGAATGATATCCGATAAGATTGAAGGCATAAAAGAAGACATCAAATCGAAAGTCAATTTCGAAGAAGGTAAAAAGGTTACGGGTGATGCTGTTTCTGGTGCAAAAGCTGGAATTGAGGACCTCATACCAGAAGTCGGTGGAGCAGCCGATGGAGTAACAAATACCATTAATGACAGTCTTAAAAAGGTTGATACATCGAGTATTAGTGCCTCTGTTCAGGAGGGTGTTGTTGGTGGATTAACAGGAGCCCAAGGTGAAGCTGAAGGAGCTGCTGGGTTGCTTGGTGCAGGTGTTACTAATACTCTTGCGGGGTACGATACGTCATCCGGCGGAACAGCTATGGTCGATAAGATATTTGGCGAATTAGGAGGAGCAGAGTCTACTGGTAAGATGACTGAAGTTGGCCAATTGCTGGCTAATAGTGGAATGACAGGATTTGATTCTGTTGATCCAACAGCTTCCGGAGAAAACTTTGTAAACACTGTTTCCGGCTCAATATCGACTAACAAGGGGAAAGTGCAAGGAGCTGGAAAAGAAGCTGGCGAAGCTGGTTCTGCTGGTGTTGACTCAACATGGCAGAATTTCTACAACTCCGGCGGTTACATTATGGACGGCGCTGCCAATGGTATAAGAGACAATACTTATAAAGTCGAAGATGCCGCTAGAGCAGCCGGTAATGCCGCGCATGGTGCTTATAATACAGCTTCAGGTGTAGATTCTCCTTCTTGGAAATTCGCTGAGTCAGGTTTCTTCCAGATGTTGGGCGGTGCTAATGGTATAACAGACAATATTGGTCTAGTAACCAGTGCTGCTAAACTCGCCGGAGACGAAACGGTAAACGCTTTCGCTAATTCTATAGCTCAAATGGAAGATGAAGGCGGATATTTCGATTCACCTACTATAAGACCGGTATTAGATCTTGGAGAAATTCAAAATGGAGCACAAACTATAGACTCTATGCTTAGTGGTGATATGGCTAAGCAAGTTTCTGTTACGGCTGCTGGTAAAGTCGACGTAGGATCTGCTGTGGGAGAGCTATCTTCAATCACAAATAGTGGAAATTCGAAGCTTGTCGAGTTGTTAATTCAGCAGGCTGAGCAAAACGAAAAACTTATACACCTACTAGAAAACCAAAGAATATATTTGGACGGTAATACGTTAGTAGGAAAAACAATAGGAAGAATTGATAACGCTCTTGGACAGAGAGCTATATTAGCAGGAGGAAGGAGGGGTTAAATGGCGATACGTGGACAAACTGGTCAATACAATGGCGAACACGGTATAATTATTTCGGACAGAAACAATAATGTTAGAGATTCGCATCTTGATTGGCATTTAGTTCCAACCGGAATTCTGACAGTAGTTCCTCCGGCAGTGAAAACAAAAATCATAGAAAACCCGGGCGGAGACGGAGTGATTGATCTAACCGAATCCGTTTCGGGTTATCCACATTATGGACAGAGACAAGGATCTTGGGAATTCTTAGTTCTAAACGACTGGTTCTCTTGGGATCAGTTATATTCTGATGTTTTAAATTTCTTACATGGCAAACAATTAAGTGTTCGATTGACAGACGATAATGATTTTTTCTATAGAGGACGAATGACAGTCGATGAATATTCCTCTGATAAAGATAACTCAAAGTTAACTCTAAACTACGACTTTGAACCGTACAAGTTATCGAGGTGGACTAGTGTTAGTCCGTCTTGGTCATGGGACAAGTTTGTATTCTCAAGGGATACTATTCGACGCGGTATATTTTACAATATGGACGCATCAACAAAGCCCAATAACAATTCTAGAATGTATACGTTCACCGGACGCCAAATTGGTTTTAAACCCGTTTGTCCAGTATTCAGAGTATTGTCTGGGACTGTGACGTTCATAAAAGTAGTAAACGATGAGTTGGGAATAAGTATGTATGCTAAGGGGTCTTACTCTTCAACCGGCAGTAACATGGATAGCCAAGAAGCCGGATGTTACCATTTTTTGGAAATGATATTATCTGGTTTTAGAGAGAACAATAAAAACACTGTATATTTTCAAGGTTCTGCCGATGCTAGAGTCTCAATGGAGTTTAGACCTGGTATGCTATAAGGAGACATTATGTACCGAGTAAGATGTAATGGCGTTACGCTCTATTCTAGTATCTATCTAAACGAAGCTGGTAACGCGCACACTGATATTCTCGATCCAATATTGACTATAGAAGACAATTCTCCTGGATCGTTTACTTTTACATTGCCGAAAGACCATAGGTCATATTCAGACAATCTTCCATATAGTGTTAAATGCATCGAGTCGGAGATTACCATAGACCGTAGAGCAGTACAGCGTGGAGTTTGGGATACAATATGGGTTGGACGACCGATAACGGAAGAAGTTGACTTTGACGGTAACAAAATGTTCACTTGTGAGGGCGAACTAAGTTATTTGAGAGATACCAGACAACCACAACGAACTTTTTCTGAGCAGATTATGCCGGATAAGTATTTCAAATCTCTACTTGACACACATAACAGCAAAGTTAAAGTCAGGAAGAAGTTTTATGTTGGCACTTGTGAATTTCTTACATGGGTCGATAGCGATGGCGTTCAGACAACCGATAAAGGTCGCATCACTTCATTTGAAGATACCCTTACGCTGATTAAGAATCTTGCAGACGAACTTAAAGGTCATCTTGTAATCACTCGGTCGGGAAACAAAAGATATTTGAATCTGTATAAGAACAACGGAGCATTTTGGCCAAAAGCAACAACACAGAACCCTATACGGTTTGGAGAAAACCTGCTTGACTTCACAAAGAAGTACGAAATGTCTGACTTAGCCACTGTTATAATTCCACTTGGCGCTCGACTTGACAGCACTACCAACGCTGAAGTTGGTGATGTGGTTTTCGATCAGTCTGTCGCATCAGCAAAGTCTTATGCCACATGTGCTATCTTACGAGACACAACGGATGAGGTGCCTACAATCAACGCAAATGCAGATCATCAAGAAGGTGATTCGCCTACCACTAACTACAACAACTACATGCTATACGGCCCGTACAAGCTAAGATACAAAAATGGTGAGCTAGTAGACAAATACATGTTCTACACCGGTCGAATGAATAACGGTAGATGTACATATTTAATACGAAACAACGAACGAGAAATCCTTGCGTCCTCTAGTGGCGGAAGTGGAATTTCAGATACTGTTGAACAAAAGATTGAGATACCACCAGGATCAACTAAGATGTGGATTGCTGGTTACGGCACTGATATTCCGCTTCGATTGAACCGTTTCAACCCTAAAGCAGTTGATGAGTATGACGACTACGTTACCATTGAATCCGTTAACAATAATTCCATGTACGTTATCAATGAGGATCTTAGGAAAAAGTACGATTGGATTGAAAAAGTAGTCGAGTTCCCATCGGAGACGAATCCTTCAGAGCTTTTAAAGAAAGCTAAAAAGTATTTGAGAAGTGATCAGTTTGAGGATATGACGATAGAAATCAAAATGATAGACAGGAAATACTTTAACTGGAAGATTCCGGCGTTGAACGTTGGTGACAAAATTCGAGTGATTAGTAAGCCTCACGGATTAGACAAATGGTTCCCGTGTACAAAACAGGAGATCCACCTACTGGATCCAGATCAGTCTACGTATACATTGGGATATGAGCATAAAACCCAGCTTAGTGTTATATCTTCAGAAACACAGTCAAGTGCTTTTGACAAGATAACGGCTACTGAGAAGAACACATCTGCTAGACTTAAGGAAGCACAGGATAGGGTTTCTTATATGATCGCCAGCGCAACCGGTGGATACGTTACGTTGCGACGAGATCCGAATACCAATAGTGTATGCGAGTTAATTATATCGGACATTGAAGATTACATGGACAGTAATGCTCGCGTATGGCGTTGGAACATCGGTGGTCTTGGTTTTAGTCCAACAGGATACAATGAAGACAATTTCAAAGCCAATGTTGCCCTTACAGCGAGTGGTGAGATAGTAGCTAATAGAATTACAACTGGGACAATGTCTGCCGATCGAATTGAGGGCGGAACATTAAAGCTCGGTGGAACTAACAATCAAGCAGGTGTGTTTGAGGTCATGTCAGGTCGAACTGCTGATGGGTCGCCAACCATGCTTGTTAGTCTAGATAACACAGGATTAAGTTTCTGGAACCCATTCACAGGAAGGGAATCTGGTGTCATTCGAGTTGGCGGTGTCAACATTTCTCAAGATGGCGTCCCCGTATACAATAGTGAAGGCGCCGACGACATACTGTTGAAATCAAATCACTCAATGGTTATCTCGGCTAAGAACAATAAGGGCGAGTTATATTTACTTGTACCTGATACTAGTAGTAGCGATACCGATGGTGGTCTGTTTACTGGTAGTTCTCAGGGAAACGCTAAAAGGGGCGTTTCAATTGGTTTTAATATTGACAATACTAGAAAGCTGACGTTCAAGAATGGATTACTCGTAGAGTATAATGATAACTGGAATGGCGGCTCGTAAGGAGAATCAAAATGGCACTAGCTGACATACAAAAAGAGATTCAGGCTATTCAGGATGCCTATGATGGCGAAGACGTTAGGGGGGCATTAGTGACGGCTCTCACAGCCATGAATGACAACACAAACGGTATTTGTGAACAAGCGGCCGCAGATGCGCAAACGGCTGCCTCTGACGCACAAGCTTCGGCCATGACCGCGAGTACTAATGCAACACAGGCTGCTACTAGTGCTTCAACCGCGACCAGTGCTGCTAATAGTGCCTCAGCGGATGCGGCTAGGGCAGAAGCAGCGGCTGGCCAGGCAGTTCAAGGCGGTGTTAGATCTTTTAATGGTCGTTCGCCAGATGCTCAGACAGGAAACATTGCACCGCAAGCTGGCGATTATTCTTCGGATCTTATCGGGTATGGTGATGGTACAGTGGAATCTTCACTTAATTCAATAAATTCGAAGCTTTCGAGTCTTACTGATCTATTCAACGCTCTTACTGCCCAGCCAGAAAATAATGTATTGGTTCCGGCAAATGGCTATGTTGATGTTACATTTGATGCAACAATAAGTGGTCGATGGACTCCGCTTGGCCTAGTTGGTTTTTCTAATCAACGAAATGGTATTTATCAGTATAAATGCATAATACCAGCCAGTGGTGTTGTAATTCCTGCTTCAGAATCAGGACAATCAAAGGCCACTATCCAATTGGGTCTTCGCAACATAACAAGCGAATCTATTAGTATTAGACCCGGCATCCGAGTTCTCTGGATGAAACTTTAAGGAACTAAAAAAAAGGAGGAGAATATGAACAACAATTTTGTCGGGCAGATGCCTATGCAACCAGTACAACAGCCTCAGAATTTGCCACAGGGACAGCTTTTGAATAATGTTGTTCTTGTTCCGGATATTGACAATACGGACTGGTATCCGATTAGTCCTGGTGGGACTGTTCTTTTTCTAAACACATCAATGACGTGCTTTAGACTTCGTTCGAGAGATCAAAATGGATTCCCAGGACAGGATCGTAGGTGGGAGATGAAGGAGATAGCCCCACCTCCACAGACAAACGGACCTGTCACTCGTCAGGAATTTAACGATCTATCTTCTAAGATGGATCAGATGATGCAGATTCTTCAGGACTTTAAACAGTGAGGTGATATTTTATGAATTTAATGCAGATGCTTCCTCAGTTTGTTCAGGGTGCTAAACAGAAGTATGGCGATAATTTCAACCCTCAGCAGACAGTGCAGAATATGCTCGGACAAAATTGCAATACACCACAAGAAGCTTTACAACTCATGCTGAAAGCCGGAAAGATTAATGAGCAGCAGTATGGGATGTTACTTAAAATGCTGTAAGGAGGATTTCTCATGGCATTATTTGATACTTTTAAAACTGTTCTTACGCCGTATGCCGAGGCGATTAATCTTCATGCGGCTGATATTCATAGTCTGCTAAAGAAGGTTTCAAGTCTTAATTCAGGCGAGGTAAGCTTGGATGGAGAAGTGATAAAAGGTTTATATCCCGTTACTAATGGAACTATGAGTGCTAGTTCCACGTCAGCTAGGATGGCTGTGTTTCCTGTAGAATCAAACATGGATTATTTCGTCAGTTGGCTGCCGGGTTCCAGTAAATATCGTATTGCATTTGGCGATATACCGGCTGATCAGTTGGTCGATGGGTCTACAATATACGGTTACATCGATGCTAATACATTATCACACGATCATCTATTAGCGCATAATGATACTCACTCCTATATGTACGTATATATAGGAAATACAGTCAACGCAACCATTGATACTGTTTCAGTTGTTAAGAAAACACCGTCAATAATAGACGATTGTTTTGCTCAGGATAATACAACTTGGTAAGGAGTCATATATGAGTTTTTTAAAAGTCGGCGGTCGCTATATAGACGGAAATAGCGATGAATACGCCAAACCACTTGCCGTGTCTGAAGATGGTTCTGTACATGTTTCCCGAATAAATGAAGTGGATGTCGTCACTTTGTTCGACGCCGTTTCTAAAAGAGATACACAGACAATGCCGTTTACCGGTGATAACGCCATAGATCTTTCTGATTGGACGTCTTGCTGCATTATACTGTCCAACAGATTAGATGTTGATGCTTCTATCACTTTATATTCTCAGACAGACAAGACGTCTTCTCAGTATCTTAGAAACGCTAGCGGAATAACTATATCTATTCCGTTACCACATACAGCGAATGGAGAGATCATAATCACACCGGACGATTATCCAATTCTTAATCAGTTAAGATACTTTAAGGGAGGGATTTATTTCTCGACCGCTCCGTCATCTGGAACACTCTCTCTTAGTCTGATGAGGAAGCGGTAATGTCTGTCATAAATCCATACGAGAATGTTGACTGGCAAACATGCCAAAAGATAGGCTCTGTCACACATGCTCATGCAAAAACGCAGGAACAGTTTGATTGTCTTTACGCAGGCGGTATCAGACATATGGCGATTAGTAACTACTATCGATCGGAGCCATTCTATCCTGTTGTTAATGGCGAAGTGTCCGGAATTGAGTCGGCAGAGACTGTTATATTTCCAAACGACTGTATTCCATGCCCTAATGCTGAGCATCATAATATGACCATTAACGCTTTGCACATGTGTACGGTTGGATCGACGTTCAGCTCTGGTTCACCAGAGATAATAAATCCAGACGGAACCACGGACAGAAACACCAAACCCGTTGGTATGGGAGGACGAAATTGGCGTGCTCTTATAAAAGCAACTATACCAACACTATTGTTCGACGATGGAGGCGGTATTACAATAAATCACCCAACATGGTCTAAACTATCCATGGACAACATCTTTGATATTTTGGACTACTCACCGTATGTGCTTGGTATAGAAGCATATAATACGGATGCTGAACATGACGAAGAATACTGGGATAATGTTTTAATAACTGGACGACGAGCTTGGGGTTTCTTTGTTCCTGACCACAAACACAAATCTAAACCAAATGGTGATTGGCTCGGACGGAACATTCTACTTACTACCGATCGTTCCGAACATGAATGTTTGAAAGCGTATAGAGAAGGTCGCTTTTATGGGAGCATGATGGGTTCAGAACTAACATTTACTGATATTTCTTTGAATGGATCAGTCATATCAGTTACTACGAATGGCGCTGAATCAATAGATATCGTTGAAGATAGACGTACGACTACGTACCAAGGATATTCTTGTTCGCACCAATGTTCCCCAACGGCTACATATGCACGAATAAAAGCATACAAGAATGGTGATACAATATTTTCTAATCCATTTATATTCAAGTCATATGTTCCTAAAAGAAGTAAAACTATGAACTATCGTGGTGAATTTCAAATGGATTCCATGTTGTGGTTCTAATTAAGTTAACATTAAGCACTCAGGTCAACCCGTAAGCCTGGGTGCTTTTGTTATGTAACTAATCATTCTCTTACTTAAAGAAAGGAGATAGTCTATGGACCTTGGTAATGGTTCCGGTCTGTCAGCCGCTGATATTCTCGCCCTGACAGGCAACAATAATGATGGCTTCGGTTGTTCCGGAGCTGGCATGGGCTGGTGGCTCATCTTGCTTATTCTCGTACTCGGCGGCGGCTTCTGGGGAGGTCGTGGTTATGTTGGAAATAATGGCGGAGGTGGAAGCGATATGATGGCTGCTATGGCTATGCCGTATATGTACAACACAGGAGTACAGCAGGGCTTTGATCAGTCAGCGATCATGACCGCACTCAACAACCTCAACATGGTCGTATCCAACGGCTTTGCAAACGTTGCAGTTGACTCCTGCAATAAGACGATGACGCTCATGCAGGGTCAGAACGGAATCCAGAGTGATATTGCTCAGATGGGATTCAAC